AGTACTGTCAATCGTTTTGAAGACGATACGGAGGTCAATCGTATCAAAGCATTGAGAGATGAAGATGATATGATGCTCGAACTTATTGATAAGATGCAGACTGATGTGGAAGTAATTCCTACTGTCGGTCAATACTTCACCTTTATCTACAAGGCAAAGACACCAAGGGTTGAGTATGATAGGTTCCCTCTGGTTGCAGTGACTAGTATATACCGATGGGGATTCACTGGTATCAACTTTCACTGGGGTGCAAGTAGAAATTACACATGGCCTGAGGTTCAGAGTGGTCTCTACAGAGTTTATCCCATGGAACTCAAGGCCTTGAGAGCCATTCCATATCAAAGTTTCACGATAAATAACTAAAATACTCCTGGTGTAATGTCAGTTAAAAGTCAAAATACGATATGGAATGGAGTAGCTGTAGAGCAACGTATTAATTTTGATACGGGGCAGATGGAAGTTTATACCATTCCTAAATCTAGTTTTGGTAACCCAATAGGTCCACCCGTAAAGTTGGCTGAGACAGTTCAGAGTGGCACTAAAAACAAATGGAAAATAGACGAAACCCAAGTAGGCATATATAAAACCCTCATCAATCAGAATGGAACTAAAAACTATAAAAATGATAAAGAATTTTTGAAGGATTTTAATAATAGTCTGGTTCCATCATTTAATCTTGATAGGGCCATCGTTTTTAATGACAATGAAAATTATTCCACTCAACAAATTGCAAGAGAGAAGAGAGAAAAACTTTTTAATCTTAATATCCCCCTCACAGTAAATCCCAAGACTGGAATTGTAGTAAGTTCTGATGGAGTAGCATCAACACAACAACTCACAGGTGAGCAACAAGTTGAAGAAAACAATGATGATGGTGGTGGTGGTCTTCCGACACTAGGGGATGGTGAAACTAATAATTTAATTGGAGAAACTGAAGACAGCGACAGAGTAAGAAGAGAAGCTGAAGCTAATGAGGCAGGTGATCGGCGAGGGGGTGGTAAAAATGTGACTTATAGGTATCCACTTGATGAACCTGGTGGTCCATTTGAATATGATTACATTAGTATCACAGCTCGTGATTATGTAGCTTCAGGTCTCAATGTTGGAGGCACCTCAAAAGGTAAAAAAACTTACTACGACGCTGATAAAAATTTAGGTCAAGCATATGAACAGGTGATATTTCCAATGCAACCTCAGCTCAGTGAAACAAACGCAGTTAATTGGTCAGACGATCAACTCAATCCCGTTCAAGCTGCGTTAGGTAATGCTGCATTTAATATAATCAATGAAACAGATTTCGGCAACATCAGCGCAACGTTAAAAGGTATACAAGGTGCCTTTGGAGATTTAGCAAAAACGGCAACTGATTTCTTGAAGGACTCTGGAACAAAACAGGCGGTTGCTGCATATTTTGCTGGTCAAGCTGTTGGTGCTAATCTTCAAGGAAGATTGACAGGTCAGGTAATTAATCCAAACCTTGAATTACTTTTTAATGGTCCTAACTTGAGGACATTCAATTTTAATTTTAGACTCACTCCTAGAACACCAGAAGAATCAGAAGTAATCAGAAAAATTATCTTTGCATTCAAGAGAAATATGGCTGTTCAAAGAACATCACAAGGTCTATTTCTCAGATCACCGAGACTTTTTCAGTTAAAATACATTTACAAAAATGGGGGTCAACACCCATATCTAAATAAGTTCAAGCCTTGTGCTATGTCCAACTTTACGGTAAATTATACACCTGATGGATCATACGCAACATTTGAAGAGACAGGCTCATTGACTGCCTATGATCTCACGATGTCTTTTAGTGAGATCATGCCTATCTATTCCCAAGATAATGAGTACACCGAAAATCCACAGGACATGGGATTCTAATGGCAGAAAAATATTTCAGAACTATACCCGACTTTGATTATGTCAACAGGACCAAAAGTGGTCAGAACATTTCTGACTACACACAGGTCAAGAACATTTTCAAGAGAGGAAAACTTAGAGAAGACATCTTTGAGGATCTTACATTCTTCACTAAGTATCAAATCAAGGGTGACATGAGACCTGATGAGGTTGCATACGACGAATACGGTGATGAGAATCTTGACTGGGTGGTGATGTTGTCTAATAACATTGTCAACCTGGCTACAGAGTGGCCATGGACTCAGGAAGCATTCGATAATTATCTGAATAATAAGTATGGGTCAACTGAAAAAATTTACGAGACAAGACATCATGAAACAAACTTAATTCAGGACAGCAACAAGAGGACCATTGTTCCTGCAGGTCTTATTGTTCCGAGTAATTTTAGTTTAACTTTCTTTGATGAAGGTTTGAATCAGATGATTACAAGATCATCAGTGTTCCCTGTCTCAAACTACACACATGAACTTAGAATTCAAGACGCGAAGAGAAATATCTTTTTATTGAAACCAATCTATGTTGGTCTGGTAATTGAAGATCAACAAGACTTTATGCCATATACACCAGGATCAAGTCAATATGTGTCTGATAGATTGGTAAGAGGAGAGAACATTAGACTTTATAATTGAGCCTAATAGACAAAAAAATACCCCGGAAAATTTTTCCGAGGTATTTGAATTTATAAGGCGACTTTTGTATCAGGACTCAGCAAGCTTACTGAAGTAACTCATCGGGTCGTCTTCATCATCTCCTTGTTTTTTAATAAAAGGAGATTTACTGACAGTAATATCAGGAGCGTTGAAGTCATCACTTGCTTTTGAAGACTGATACGAGTCTTCGAGCTTCTTAGTGATCTCTTCTTCACTGATGGTCTTACGTTCTGTTGCTGCGTAGTTATCATACTCAGTCTCTTCCTCTACGGTTGATCTACGGGTGGACTTATTGCCCAAGACATAATCAAGACGCTTCTTCAGTTCATCATAGGACTTGAACTGATCGGGAGCAGTGAAAGCTGTCAGTGAATACTGCTTCTTCCAGATTGCTTCCATAGCATCGTCGTCATCCAAAAGTGGAGACACACGATCAAACTCTGAACTGTCATAGTTCCAGTAACCCTGGACCTTCTTCAGTTTCAGTTTGAAGTTTGCACCTTGCCAGAAGTCAAAGGGATTGATCGGAGTCTCATCCTCAAACTCAGGTTGCATTGCTTCCATGATCTTGTCAAAGATCTTTTTACCGAACTTGTACAGGAAGACCTTACCCTCATTCTGAGGATTGGCTTTGTCTTGTACAACATAGATGTTTGCGTAGAAGGAAAGTTTACGCTTCTGTTTACGACATGTTTCCTTGTCTGCTTCACTACCACTGTTCCACAGTTCACGGTTCAGTTCACCGATAGGATCCTTACCACCAATAGTGGTCAGGGAGTTCTCGATATACCAACCACCAGGACCCTGGAAGGCGTGAGAGAAAAGCTTCACCCAAGGGAGATCTTCACCCTCAGGAGCAGGAAGGAAACGAATAACGGCATAACCGTTACCTGACTTATCCATTTCTGGCTTCCAGAGACGGTCATCTTGACCACCTCCACCACCGTTTTGTTTCTCGACTTCCTTGACTAGTTTCTGAGTCAAAGAACCCAAAGAAGATTGTTTTTTAAGGTCTGCAAAACCCATTTCGTGTACCTCGTATTAAACGTATTTGGCTTGTTGGTTAAGTTTTGGTGGGGGACCTAACCACCCCCATAGTATAGGACCCTCAACGGGACTCGTCAAGAGACTTCCTCATGTTTTCCACGATATTACCCATGTTTTTAAAAACATAAGTCAGGTCAACATCAGCTGGAAACCCCAGTTGTTGTGCAGATTCAATGATGTTTTCTTTCATAGCTTTAGCTGCAGGATCATCAGACAAACTCATCCGAGTGTAGAGAACCTGTTGTTTCTTCAACAACTCCTCTAACATCTCAACATGCTCTAATTTATCCTCGTTTGTCATAGTTGAAAACGAGAATACTTTTTCATAGATTACCTCCTGTAAGTCGGCAATCTCTTTCATTTCTTCCTGAACTATTTCTGAGTCAAAGAAATTCATTCGACTACTTCTGTCTCCGCTACGGGTTCTTCAGTTGCATTCTCCTTCTCGATCTGTTCAAGGACATCAATAGCACCAAGAACTTTCAAATACATTTCTCTAGCAGATTCAATTTGTGTTTCCAATTCAGTCTTTTGCTTTCTAAGATTTTCAAGCACAGTAGCATTATCAAGTGCCATGAATAATTACCTCCTTAAGGATCGATTTAAACTTGAATACATCAATATGTATAAAGGAATTATACTTGTCAATTCTCATAGATAAGAACTTCCAAACGGGATCATCCAGTATAATATCGAAGTCTTTTTTGAACCCAATGATCTTGTTTAGAATGACCATAGATTCAAGGGATAAGTTCTTCGCCAAGTGTTCCTTGACGACAGGTGGGTGACGTTTACCCTCAATCTTAAACATACCATCAAAGTCACGGTTTGTAAAGACGTTTTCTATCTCTGATTTAAACGTATACGTAAGTGATTGTAACCTTCTCTTCCAGTCGGTGTAGTTCTGCTCCCCATTTCTAACAATCTCCCCAATCCAAAGAGACTGAGGATCATCGCAAGTAACAAAATTGGAAACAAAAAATTCAATGACTTCTGTATCATCTTTCTGTCGAGATAGTTTTTCAAAAAAGTATCTGTCCTTTCTTTTATAGAAGGACTCAAGAGATGCGCGTGACTTACCACCATAACGATGGTAATCGTATTTTTCTTTTGTAAAATGGTTCTTTAGTCCAAGGTAGGACTTATAACAATCAAAGGGTTTCACCTTGGGGATCATAAAGGGAGTTTGGCATGAGATGTTTTCTTCAGTAAGTTTAACTCCATAGCCTCAGCTTTCAACCGTTCCTTCAGAGGTTTTGATATAAGTTTAGGAATGGATTCAATATCAATACTATTCTTTTCACAAAAGTATACGATAGCATCGACATACTTCATGTCAGCATTGTCCTTGACAATGTTCTCTATCTCCTCAGCAAACGTCCGACTGCTGTAGAATTTCTTTTCGATCAACTGATCTACACTAAGTTCTTCAGCTTTTGCCATACTGGGATAACTTAAATTGAACAAACTCTCTAATATATTCGGTGAGAAGTTTGATGTACTTACTCTTGTCATACTGTTCATAAACGACACATTCCCCATCCTCACAGGACATAATGATAACAAATTTTTTAACTGAGATACCAGTCATCTCATACAACATACATGCGTAGGCAGCACACTGGATGTAGTAACCTTCGACCCACTTCTCAGGCTTGGGTTTCTTGCTTGTCTTGAAGTCAATGACAGCAAGTTCACCTTCATACTCTGCGATACAATCGACGGTACCGGCAACTCCTAACTGTTTGGAGAACAGTGACTGTTCGATAGCATGGATGTTATCAATCTTGTCTAGAGTAGGTTTAGCTTGTTTGAATAGAAAATCAGACAGGGGTTGTACACTAGGGAGTTCTTTATTGAGAAGATAGTTTTCAGTCAGTGTGTGCATGTCAGTACCACGACTGGTTGCAGCCTTGGTAATCTTGTTTGCTTCATCTACACCGACTCTCTTTCTCCACTTCGTGAAAATCTCACGATTGTGGTGACTAATAACAGAGGTAATCGAAACAAGTTTCTTACCGTCTGGAGTATCATAATACCGAACACCATCAATCATCTCTCTGGAAAGAGACGGGTAATCTATTTCAACATGGTTAAACATTACATACCGAGTTCAAGTTTGGCAATGATGTACTCCTTAACGAGTCCACTTCTACAGATATCCTCTGCATTGAATTCAATTGTATCAAAGGATGGCATGTTAGTCAAGATACGCATGAAGTCTGCAATACCATTCCTCTCATTCTGTTTGGTCAAGTCAGACTGAGTTGCATCACCACAGAACATGATCTTAGAGTTCTCACCAATACGGGTAATCATAGAGTCAAGTTCGTGGAAGTTCAGATTCTGAAACTCATCAACTATGACAATAACATTATCCAGTGTGGTACCACGGATGAATGATGTAGACCAGAAAGAGATAGTTCCCTGTGCCTTGAGGTTGTTATACAACATCTCAAACGATGCATCATCAGGCATCTCAAACATGTACTTGACCATGTTCTTGTATGGGATTTGATACAAGGAGGACTTATCCTCATGGTCACCAGGAAGGAAACCGATCTCTCTGGTGGGTACAAGGGATCTGACGATGTAGATCTTCTCGTAAGGTGTCTTAGGGTCTAGGACATCCAGAAGGGCGTTGTAAAGGGTAATAAATGTCTTTCCTGTACCAGCACAACCATATGCAACTAGATTCTGTTCTTCCTTATACTTATCAAAGAAGGTCTCTTGATTAGGAGTGATAGGTTCAACCTTCTTGATAAAATCAAGATTGATAGGCTTTTTCCTCTTCATCATTTTATTACTCATACCGAAGGGAACGGGATTAGAAGTACTTCCAACACCTGTTTTCTTTTTTGCTGGCATAAAATTAGTCGTAGTGTTTGAGAGTAGAGCCGGGTTGTTTTTGAGCCTTTGAGATTACATCTTTCCAACCGGGGTGTTTTGTATAGATTTTATTAAATGGATCACCCATTTCTACACCCATAACAGGAGCATTGTCGGGAGTGTAGTATCTCTCCCATGTGGGGTTGTCACTGAGCCATTGATCCCAGTCATGAATACTCATGACAATTTCTTTCTCTTCACCCGTCTCTTTGTTTCTTACTGGGTATGTTGCCACGTTGTCTCCATTGTAATGTGTATATTTATTACCAGTCAAGAGCCTCAGCAATGACTGGGAATTGATTCCTGAAGATATTCTTACAGGAAAGTGCGATGTCCATGTGTTCCTTCTGTGTTCCATTAGCTGAACGGAGTTCGATATAATGAATCCATGAACGAACAGAGCCTGTCATGTACATCCTTGTGGGTGTTGCCAGTGGAAGAACGAATCTGGCACATTCCTTTGCAACTCCTGCACCCAACATTTGATTGTAAAGACTCTGTGCAGAACTGAAGAGAGTGACCATTTGACGTTCCAGTTTGTCCACCACTTCAGGATCAAGATCATCGATACTATTCTGACGGTTCTTGTCATCCTGACGACGAAGTTCAGGAAGTTGAATGTCAGAGGTCAGTAGATTAGTACTGGCATATCTCTGAGAGAATTCCTGAAATGTAAATGAACGATGTCTGAGAACTTGAGCAGCGATACCCCTTGTAGTTTCTATCTCAAGACTCATAAAAGCCTGTTCAAAGATAGACCAGTGTTGATGTTTGATACAATACTTGAGAAGTCCTGCAAAGTTCTCATTGTCCTGATTGTTTGGATTAGAAACACGAGCACAGTATGCAATGTGCTGCTCAGCATCAGGAGTTACGGAGATAAGTTTTGCTTGATTCATTCTGTCTCTTTTTAAGTTTGCGTTCTTGTTTTACTCTTTCCACATACATTCTTTCCCCTTCTGTGAAGAGCTCTGGGTGTTTAAGAATGTACTTGATTGCTTTTTTTGTTTTCATGGTTGAAGTAAGCGTTGAAGTATGCAACGATTCCATTACTCAACTTGTTTCCTTGTGAGATCCAAGTGTCTACACATTCGTAGATATCTTGGGTGGAGTATGATGCCTGATCGATACGTGTTCCACCATACCTATTTAACAAAACTTTAAGACACTGCTCTCTTAGTTTCATTCTCTCCTCAGTGTAACGCCAATCATCACTCGTCATCTTCAAATACCTCATCGTAATCGGGGAGGGGAGGAAGTTCTTCCTTCAGTCCCTTTGTGTATGCTTCGACATCAGAGTACACCTCGGACTCCAATGCGTCAACCAGGAGTCTCAGGTTTCTGACAATGATTTTGAGTTTGTCTTTTTCCATAAAAAAAGGGGACCGATGTCCCCTAGTATATCAGACTATTTACCAGGTGACAAGTCACTTGGTGTAGGAATGACCGCGATAACAGAAGGTACCGTGAGGGTCTTTTGACTCTACACAACGAGTATCATACTCAACACCACGATAGGTGGTGTGATTGATTTGTGCGTCGTGGAGTGCGGCAGCTTTCTTGAGCTGCCTTCTGATCATGTTAAGTGTGTTCATGATTGACTCCTAAAGTAGTTGGATTTTTAGGCCCGTTCCTTTAGTCGTTTGCGTCCCAGTAGCAATTCGGTGTTGATTCCTTTACGGTCTCAACCAATTCAATCTTTACCTTTTCAGGTAAGTGTTCGTACTTGTCGATTCTAAACATGATAGCATCGGCATCAGCACAAGAGATTGAAGCGTATAAAAGAAAATTAACCATGGGATGAACGCTCCGTTCCGCGACTTACTTGCGTCCCCTCAGTGGGGATGAACGACAGGTCTAGTATAGACCACTACTGTTATTTAGTCAAGTGTGTCGAAGTCCTGACCTTCCTTAATTAATTCGGACACATAGTCCTCTGT